TCGCTGATCAGCCAGCTCTTGCCGCGCCAGGTGATCCACTCGCCCTCCTGCACCGCGAGGCCAAAGCGACGGCTGACAGGCACGGTCGCCTTGCCGCCCATCCGGTTCTGCCGATAGCGGATGTTGAGCAGGTACTGCGCAATGTCCGGATCGGTCACCTGCAGGAAATCGACGCTCGTCTGCCGGTTACGGCCGTCGGCGGCGATATCTGCATTCACATAGACCGGCTTTAGGCTCTCCGGGTTCCACATCGATTCGATCGAGGTGAACTGGCCGGAAAGGTGATTGAAGCGTTCGAATGCCGACGGCCGGAACTGCACGTCCTTCGCCCGGTCGATGGGAATATCGGCCGCGGTCAGGTCCTTGATCGGGATCTGCGGCGCACCGGGAATGACGCCGGAAAGACCGCGGCGATTGAGACCATACCCGGCCATCGCATCGTCGAACTGCTTCAGCACCTCGGTGTGATCATCGTCGCCGCTGACGAAGAGCGAGCACTCATAGGTTTTCTTGCCGTTCGCCCGCAGCGTGTCGCAGACGTTCATCGCGACGAAATAGGTGGCGAGGTCGATCTGCCCCAGGCTCTTACCCTCGCCGATCAGCGTGCGGCCGGAGACGAGCGCGCGCAGCCCCAGCTGATAGTTGAGGCGATGAACGGCCGGATTTTTCGTGTGCACCCAGGTCGACGGCGTGTTGAGCCGCTGCGTCCCGGAGCCGCCGGCCACGGTCGAGTCTTTGCGCGGATCATATTCGCGCATGCCGCGCAACACGAAATCGATGTCCGGCTTGCCTTTACCGGCGTCGCGGAAGAACTCGAGGTGATAGTAGCGCTCGACCACGACATAGCACATGCCGGAAAGCTTGCTGGTCGCCTTCCATTTGTTGCCGAGATTGGCCGTGACGTCGACGAGGCGCTGGTCGACGCCCTGCCCCGGCCGGCCATCATAGAAGCGGATCGAGATCGCGCTGTTGCCGTCGCCGTCAATGAAGCCCTGGACGCCATAGCGCGCGACCTCGTTGCCGATCGTCGCCTGCGCCACGAGATTGTATTTCTCGCCGTACATGTAGACGTAGGGCTCGAGCCCGTCGCACCAGCCGTTGGCGAGGATGAAGACCTCGGCATTGCGCTTGTTGCCCTTGTCCCACTTGGCATAGAAGGCGCGCTGCCCTTTCGTCTTGCCGACGCCGTAGAGCGTGCCGACCGGCACGTCGCCACCGAACTGGATCTCGCCCTGGACGGCCGTGTGCTTCTGCTTGCCCTGCTTCTGCTGGGTGAGCTTGCCGACGGCGAGCTTGGCGCCGAACGCAAGCGCGCCGCCGATCAGGCTGGTGGCAAGCGCAGAGCCGCCGAACAGCGCGCCGGCGATCGCCGTCGCGATACCTGTAAAGATTGCCATGATGGATTATCCGAGATGGAAGGCAGCAATGACGCCGGCGAGTCCGTGATCGCTCCGGCCGCGCTCGGTCTTGGTTACGAAGCGAGCACCGAGACAAATGCCGACATGCTCTGCGCCATCGCCGAGGCGCAGGATGACGAGATCGCCAAGGCGCGCTTCCGCCCCGCCCTTCGGCTCCTGCTGCAGCTCGGCCGCGAAGAAGCTCACCAGCGACTTATGCCCGTGCCGGCGCAACGCCCGCTGCGCACCGGCAAGCGTCCGATAGGCGCCGCGGTACTTGTCAACGATCGCCGAGCCCGTCAGAGCGTCGACGAAGGCGCAGCCGAGCATGAAGCAATCGGCCGAGCCATAGGCATAGGGTTTCGCGAGCTCACGCTCGAGCGTGGCTTCAACGATGCGGAAGCGGTTCATGATTTATCCTTGAAGGATCAAAAATCAGCGCGACACCTGCCGAGCAGTAACTCGTGTTGTCGACAGCACAGAGAGTTTATGCATCTCTCCTGGCAGGGAGTCTCAGGCTCAGGGGGTGCAGTATTTGCGCGCTATTTGGTCCGGGATAACCATTCAGTTCCGGTCAGGCACTGTGATCCGACCGAAAAACCGGCGCGAGGTTGCCGAGAAACTTCCTTCCCGCGGCGTCGTATTGAATAATCCCGGCTTTCATTTCGAGAGGGTTCTGGTCCCAAAGGTAATCGATCACCGCTTGCAAATCGGCCCTCGTTGCCGAAACGGTCGCCAGTTCAGCGCCGGGCCTGGTCAAGGTGTAAGCTCCAAATGATTTTTTCCCTTCCCCCTCGAATTTTGTTGCCAGTCCAAGCTGACCCAGCTGGAAAAAGCAGTTCCCCTCAGGAGAAAGGTCTTTCTGCAAGGTCATCATTCCTCCGCCAGTTATGACGATTCCAGCTGCTTCGAGTTCTAATATGGCCTCGTAATTTACTTTGGCATTCACAAGCTCCCTGGGAAGGAATCTACCATCCACGACGTACGGAAGAATTTCTTCGAATACTCTAGCGATGTGGCTATCCAAAATAGTTATAAGTCGAAGCGTTGACAGACTGAACGCTCCGGGATGCCGGATCTCGCCTGCTAATATTCGAGAGTAAAGATCCTTCAGCCGATCACTGTTAGCATTCGCGGCATCGCGCTCGAATACGTCCATCCATTCATCTGAGGGACCTTCGGTTACGTCGTGGGGCGGTGGTTCTATCGCGAGTTGCTCGACTGCACGCTTAGCAATCTCTTCCCGATTTTCCTGCCTCCTATATATCTCAGCGATATACCGCTCCAAAGCGCGATCGAGAAGCGCCGGGTCGGCAACGGCCACATCAGCAGACGCTTTGGCAACCGCATTCATTATATTCTTCCTTGCCTCGGTTTGATCCTTGATGCGTTGCGCCTTCTGCTCAAGCCATGCGGCGGGAATATCCGTCGCGCCCGCTATAAGGCGACTGATCGCCTTACCCGCTGGTCCGGCGATGACTTGTGGTAGTCCCCCTTCGGCGATTGACTTAACCACGTCGGTCCACGTCGCCGGCACCTTCGACCCATTCTCTTCTATCATAGCAGCCCCCTTAGCTTCGGGGATCAAACCATGATTCGCGAAAAACGCGAGTCAATCATTGGATCGGTTGCAGAGGAAAGCGTTCATCTCGACACCTGGCCCCATTCCTCGGGGATGGTCGCGTTGGTCGCTACGAGCTCCAGGCCAGTATCGGCCGGGTCGTTGTCGAATTGCTGCTCGGCCTGCGAGCGCTTAACGCCGGTCGCACCTCGCGCGGATCGGCCGGGCGGTTGCAGGTCGATCATCGTTGTCAGCGTCCGCTCGGAACCGGAGACCGCACCCTCGTTGTATCGCACCTGGTCGATTTCGTAGATCGTCGAGACGAGGATGCCGACGACGGTGCTCGTGTTCGGAGCGCCGGCAAGCGACGTGATGATGACAGGGGCGTTCTGATAGTTGAACTGCTCAATCCGCGCGACCGCATCCTCCGGATTGGTCACCGGAATGTTGGAGAAGACGACCGTACGCGTGGTGACCGCGACGCCGACGGCGCTCACCATATCCCCAGACTGCAGATAGCGGTTCGGCAGGTACACCAAGCCATTATAGGTGAACTTGCGGCCACCCCGGTGGTAGCCGACCGTCTTGCCCGGCAAGTCGAAGCGGATCAGGTCCAGCAGCGCGAATTCACCGGTTTCGATTAGATCCTCGACCTCTGGAGAAAGTACGCTCATGGCAGGAACAGCTCCGTTGCGGAAAACTGGACGTTATAGTTCGGCCAGGCCTTCGGCATGCTGAAGCTCCCGGCATCCATCTCCATGATGCAGGAAGGCTTCTCGAAGTGGACGGTGCACGGCAGGGTGAACACCTGCAGATCGAGGCCGAAGCGGATCTTCAGTGTCACCACACCGGTCGCGCTTGCAGTCGCGGCCAGAGTGATCCGGTGCAGCGACCTGACGAAGGTCGATTTCCGCACCTCGACATAATCCCCGGGACCGAGCTTGAAGCCAACCGGCAAACCCGAGACGACGATCGTGTTGCCGTCGGTTATCGACTGCAGCACTGCATCCCCGTTGAAAGCGCCGCCGCCAGCCTTCACGCCGGAAAGGGGGTTGCTGCCCTGATAGGCGATAGGCCGCGGCCTATGCGCATCGTACCCGGCGATATAGCCGCCATCGTTCGCGTCCATATTGAACGCATCGAACTGCGCCGCCTCCGCCGTCGTTAGCCTCGACGCCGAATAGGACGCCGCCCAATAGGGCGTACCGACATAGGCCGTCTCGGTGCGACGGCCTTCCATCCGGTTGGTATCGCGGATGCGCACCGGATCGAAAGTGACCTGGCCATAGACCACGCTCGGAAGCGAAATGAGAAAGGCCATCAGAAATCATCCCCGCCGTTCTGGCGATAGTTGGCACGCGCCTCCTCGTTGCTGCGGACGATGCGCACGGTCTGGTTTCCCGCCTGCTCGATGATGCTGGCGATCAGCGCATCATCGAGCCTGAGCTCAACGACGGTGAGTCCTGCGTCACCACCCTCGGCCGATCCTCCCCGCACTTTGCTCGGCGCGATGATCCGGCCGTGGCTGGTCGGGGCGAAGAACTCGTCTTCATACTCGTTGACGCGGTAGATGCGACCCGGCGAGACGTCGCCACCGCCGGCACGCGCGCCGCCATAGCCGAGGAAATCGCCAAGGGTCGTGGTCGGGACGAAGTTTGAGCTAAAACCGCCACCGCCGCCGCCGAAAATGGAGCTGAAGAGCGAACCGAAAAGCCCTTGCCCGTTCGTCTGAACGTTGATGATCTCCATCAGCAGCGCCGCGATCGCCTCCTTGGCGTCGAAGCTGCCGTCGACGATGCGCATCAGCTGATCGTCGAGGACCTGCCCCATCCGCTCCGCCGCTTCCTCGCTGCGCTCATACTGCTCGGCAAGCGCTTCCTCGGCCGCGAGTTGGCGGTATTTCTCGTCAATAAGCACCGAGATTTCCCGGCCTTCCTTCGAGGTCGCCTCGACACCCGCCTCGCGGAGCGCAATCGTCCGCTCGCGCTCGATGTCGGTGAGGCCGATGATCGCCAGCTCCTCGCGTAGCGACGCGATCACGTCGTCGATCGCCTTCTTTTCCTTCTCGGCTTCAGAGGTCTGGCGAGAACGGCCGCCGCCGGCCTTGTTGCTCTTCTCTGTCAAATCGATGACCGGTGGCGTCCATTTTGGTCCCTCCGCAGCAGGCTTCGGGGAGTTTCGCTCGCTCAGGATCTCGATGATCCTGTTCTCCTCCTCGTTCAATTTGTCCATGTGCGCCTGCAGTTCTGCGATCGATTGGTCGATCATTCCGCCTGCGCCGGTTTCACCTAGAGCAATCCGCTCCTGTGTCGCCTCCTGGATTTGGCGATAGGTGTCGTTTTTTTCCCCCATGATCGCTTCCTGCCGATCCTCAAGGGTCCTTGTCTGCTGTCGCTCGAATTCATTGAAGCTGTCGATGAACTGCCCCAGGCTGGCGACGGCAGACACGATGGCCGCCTTGAGATTCGTACCAACCGTGGTCGCAATCGCATTGAATTGCCGGTCGATCTCCTCCGCTTGCTCGATCATTTTCTCATCAAGCACTATACCGAGATCATTGGCCGCCTTGATCGTGTCGCGGATTCCGGCCTCGCCGGCCTCGATCAGCTGCACGAACTGTTCGCCGCCGGTACCGCCGAATATCTCGTCCATGATTCGGATCTGCGCCGCCCTGTCGAGTTCGCCCAGGCGACCGATGATCTCGGTGAAGAGCTCTGCAGGGTCTTGGAGCTTTCGCTTCAGGTCCTCAGCGGAATAGCCAAGGCGCTGGAAAGCCTCGGCCGCCGAACCTCCGCCGGTAACGATGAATTCGTCGGCGCGGAGGTTTAGCTCCTTGATGCCATCCGTCAGAGCGTCGACACCCACGCGGTTTTGCTCAGCCACATACTTCAACTCCTGGAAGCTCTTGACGTCGAGGCCAGCCCGGCGTGCCTCGTCGCCGACGGATGCAATGGCGCTGGCAGCATCGCGGATTGCTGCCACGGCAGAAGCCGAGACGATGCCTGTGATAACCCCTGCGACACCACCAGCAACGCTCTTTACACGCCCAAAAGAAGCCGCGACGTCGGTCGCCGTCGTTTTGGAGAGCGCCCGCACCCGCGCAAGCGCGGACTGGAAACCCCTCGGGTCTCCGGAAATGGTAACGGGGATATCGGGACGGCTCATTCGGTGCCTCGTTGCGAAAAAAAGAAAAATCGCTACGCTCCGCCGCAGACAGGGAGGGGCGCATGCTCAGGTTGTTTTTAATACTGTCGGCGTTTGCCGCGGCTGAAGCGAAGGCCGCTGGCTGCAACGACACGATGCTCAGCATCACCGATTGGTCCGTTCGGCGAGCTGACACGTCAAACGTCGAAATCAACCTTCGAGTGCACTCCCACGCGACGAAGCAGATTCGAATGGTGCGCGGTCTGGCATATTTTTACGACGCATTGGACCAGCCGATCGGGGCTATTCCAATAGGACCTGACGCGATTATTCCCGCAGGGAGCGAGTATATTGAACATCGAGTTTGGTCCGACCATAACTTCGGACGACTCCTCAAATTGCGAAAGCAGGACGTAAAGACCGCCACGTGCGTAAAGGCTGTCTTGTATGAGGACGGCTCGAAAGCAACCTTCTAGCGCATGAACGCACTGCGGGCGGGCATACGGTGAATTCCGCACGCCCTACACAACATTGGGGAGAGGCATGGCCGTCGGCATCTTTATATTGGGAACCCTGCAAGTCGTTGGAGGCGTTCTGGTCGCGTTCTCGGCAGAATCGGCCATGCACGAGATACTCGGAGCCGTCTCGTTCGGGCTTGGCGTCATCAGCGCGGCGCTTGCCATAATCATTGCCAAGATCGACGATTACGTGAAATCGCGCTGATCACCCGCCAATCACCTTCGCATTTGGATTGCTCTTGAGCGAAGGACGAACACCATGCTCTGCAGCAATGCGCCGAACCTCCTCGCGGGAAATGAACGGACCGCCTCGGACGTTTCCGGAAAGCCCCTCCACGGTCATCTCGAATTCCGCCGCCGTCGCCTTCCAGAAGGTCTCTGGCGACCAGCCGAGCATCTTCGGGTTCGTGGCTATACGGTACAGCGACTTGAGATGATCCTTGATCAGGAGGGGCTTACGGGCTTTCCCAGGACGGCGTCCCCCGCGATCTGTGTTGCCGTCCGCTCATCTCGCCGTACGGTCCCGGCAGCAATGTGTGCGGAAAGCGCCTTCTCGACCGCCTCGCGCCAGGCAAGCTGGTCGGCGGCCGAGATATTGCCGTCGTCGAGGATCCTCGCCGAAAGCGCCGATATCTGATCCTCGTCATCCGCGACGATCAGGCAGCGGACGGCGCAGGCGACCGCCTTCGGCTCGAAACCGAGGAGGCGGCCGTAGAGTTCGTCGAGCGTGCGGGCGCCGATCGCATCGGAGAGACGAGCGAGGCCGGAGAAAGTGACGGCGATGCGGAAGTCAATCGCGCCGATGCGAACCTCCGCCTCGCCGCGCAATGGGTTGGCAGGCAACATTGAACTCTCCGCTTAGACAGCCGGCACGAAGGTCAGAGCGCCGGTCATGGCGCAGCGGATGTCGGCCTGCAGCTCGTTGGTCTTGTCGCCGGAGAACGTCATCGAGACGAGCATGTCGCCTTCGAACGTGCCGACGCCGGGCACCGTGACCTGATATTCGGTGATGACCTGATTGACGGCATCGGCGGTTACCGCCTTCATCGTGACGGTATCGACGAAGGCCCCCTGCCCGCTGAAACGAATGGACTGGATGCCATACATCAGCGCCAGCGTGAGCTTGCTGCCGGGATCGGTGCAGCTCGGCTTGGTGATATCGATTTCCTCGTTGTTGATCTCGAGGGATCGCTGTTCGGTGATGCAGGCCAAGGTGAAGGCGCCTGCGCCGGTCGAGCGGGCAAGCGTAAGCTGACGGCCGAGAGCCATGGCAAAGTCCTCTTTTGCTGGTGGGAGTGGTGGCGCTACAGCGCAGCCTGTTCCGGATTGGCGGCAAGCGTCTTGTAGGCGATCTGGTAGTTGAGCGAACCGGCAAGAAGGGAGGTGCCGGTAAGCGGGTTCACGAAATACTGTTCCGACTGCAGCAACGCCTCAATGGCGAGGCCGCCGAGAGTGATGTCCGAGGCCATTGCCGTCTCGATCAGCACGCAAAGCCGGTCGAATTCCTCTTCCGGCTCATCGTCCCGCAGGTGCACGACGATCGAGAGCGGCAGGGACCGGTCGTAACCGTCCTCTCCGGCTGGTCCCGACGAGGGTCGGACCGTGATCGTCTCCGATCTGTCGGCCCAGGTGACGGTGAGTGCCGGCAGCTTTTCCTGCGGGATAGCGCCCTTGCGGCCGCGCTTCACCTTGTCAGCACCGGAGAACTCCGGAATGGCCGAGAGGCGCGCGATGACGGCCGCGAAGATCTGGCTGCGGAGATGCGCCATGTCAGGCGACCGACCGGCCGAGGTCGCGCAGCGCCTGGTTCACGACAGCCGCGGAATAGCCCGCCTCGATGAGCTGACCGCGCGCCTTGCCATTGTCGAGCAAGCGACCGATATCGGAGCGGATCGCCGACCGGAGCCGCGACGGCAATTGCGGCCATGGCCGTTGCGTCATGGCGCCGGCGGTCTGGCGCGCGGCCTTCTTCTTTGCGCCCTCTTCCGTCGAGAACAGCGCCTGGCAGAGGTCCTCCATCGGATCGACCGCGACGGCCGGAGCCTGCTCCTGTTCCTGTGTCTTCATGATCAGATATCTCCGGCAAGCGAGATGCGGAGCATGGCTCGCGCATCATCGTCGATGTTAATGACCTGGTAGGTGACGCCGCCGATTGCGACGCTGTCGCGCTGGCTGGCGAGCCCGGGCACCGCGGAAGCGGACACGGCAAGCAGATGGGTGGTGCCTTCGACGGCCTGCTCCTGCTCCTCCGCCAGATCGGTTTCCCGCCACACTCGCAGGATGACCCGCACGGCGGGCCTGGCGACACCGTCGACCGTGAACACGGCGTCGGCATTGCCGAAGGCCTTGGCGAACTTCGGTCCAATCCTTTCGAACATGGCGGGACGCGGCGTCATTGCGGAGCCGTCAGCTTTTCGATTTCGGCCTGAAGCTTGGTGACTTCGGCGGCCAGCGTCGCATTGTCGGCCTCAAGCTGCTCGTTTTGCTTCAGCAGCGTGTTGCGGTCGCCTATCGCGCTGTCGCGCTCCGCCGTCAGGCGGTCATTGTCGGCCGAAAGCTTGTCGTTGTCGGCCGAAAGCTTCTCGATCGCCTCGCGAAGCTTGTCGAGATCGACGGAAGGCACGGGCGCCGTGGGCGTGGCGTCGGGACCGGCGGTCCAGGCACCAAAATTCTTGCGGAAGTTTTCCGCTTCCTCGGCCGTAAGGCCGCCGGTACCGACCGGAACCGGCTCACCCGGCCTGTAGGATTTCTTGCCGACCTTCACGGTCACATTGAACTGCTCGGTTTTCTTGCTCATCGGAGCGTCCTTTCAAGTCCTGATATCCGCCGGCGAAACCGGCGGATATGCGGACGAACACAGGGTTGGGGATTAGCGGACCAGCGCGAACAGGCTCGCGTCCGGCTCCGGAGCGATCGGAAGCGGTGCTGCCTGCGTCTGGACGATCGTTCGCGACGGGTTCCTTTCCGGCCACATGTCCGGGAAGCGCTCGATCGACACGAGAGCGTTGTTGTCGAGGATGGCGCCGTAGGCGAAATGACCCATGAAGCCGAAGGGATCAAAGATCCCGACGCCGTAGGAGGGCCAGAAATTGTTCCTGACGCCGCCGACCGTGTAAGGCTGCGAATACTGGATGAACGTCAGCTCGCCGATGGTGCCGAGAACCGCGTAATACTTGTTCTCCGCTCCCGTGCTGACGGGCCCGAGCTGCATGATGCCGCCGTCCTGGCGGCGGTTGTCGAGCGCCTCGAGGAAGCGCGGCGACTTCTTCAGGAGACCCGCAGCGCCCGGGCCGAGCAGCACCTCGCGAGCGGTGAAGCCGCTGGTATCGGAAAGCAGCTGCACCCACTCCTCGATATCGTCCATCGGATCGACGCCAGCTTCGCCCCAGCGCTCCGCGCCGGCGAGCGCGATCGTCAGCGCGGCATTACGGCCGAAGTTGACCGTCTGGGTCGGATAATCCTCGCCCTCGACGATCACCTGGCCGGTACGGATAACCTGCGAGCACATGAATTCCTCGCGCCGGGTGATCCGCTGATCCTGGTCGTCGATGATCGTCGCCAGATTGTAGGCGTAGCGCTGCGACGGCGAGTTNCGCCCGGCATGCGGATCATGTTGCCGCCCGGGCGAAGCGTATTCTGCGGCTTGACATAGGCGGGCGTGAAGCTGGTCGCCTTGAAGCCGCGGTTGGCCGAGTCCTTGCCCGGCACGTCCGGATGGACGAACGGCGCGAGCTCACGGTCCGGCAGGATCTTGTCGAAGACGATCTGTTCCATGTCGGAAAGGACCGTGGTCGAGAAATAACGATCGCGCAGGAATGCTTCCGGACGATCGCGAGGCGGCAGAACCGCAACGAGTTCTGCGGTGGAGAGGAGCAATTCTTCCATGTGTGGTGTCCTTTCGGTCTCGGGCTTACTTCAGGACGCGCACGTAGAGGGGAGCGCCTGCCTTGCGGAAAGCGGCCTCAACGGTCGCGGCCGTGTGTCCGGCGCCCAGAATGAGTTTCGTCGAATCGAAGGCGCCGCTCGCGTAAGCAGCGGCGACGACGTCGCCGGCGGATGCATCGCAATCGGTCGCCAGCACCAGGGCGGGCGTTTGCGAGCCGTCAGCAGCGGCCGAAGCGGACAGGGTGTATTTGTCCGATGCGGTGATGTTGCCGAGGACAGCACCACGCTTGAGGTTCTGGCCGCTGACGACGGTGATGTTACGGGTGATGACCGGCACGTCGGAAACGAGCAGGTCGTTCGGGGCGAAGGTGGCTTCTCCCATGATCAGGAACCCTTCCGGTTACGGCCGTGACGGGCCAGGATGGTGGAGCGAACGGTGGAGATCACCGCCTGTTTTTCGGTGGTCTTGCCGCCGCCCGGTGTGCCGGCGCCGAGCTTCGGGCTCTTTCCGGCCATGCGACCGGCAAGGCGCGAACCGCCGGCGGAAGCGGAGGAGAGAAGCGCACCCGCTTCCTTGGCCGAGTAGAACCTCGAACCGAAGGCAAGCTCGGCGGCGAGGCCGGGATTGCTCTCGGCCTTCGGATGCATGAGGAT